AGACCGCCTGCGCGCCGCCGGTCTGGAGCGCGTCCCAGTTCATGACCAAGGTCGCGACATAAGGCTGACCGTCATCCTGGCCCCCAATGTCGGCCTGCATGATGAGGCCGCCTTGGGTACCGAAGAACATATTCTCGCGCATCCTGATAAAACAGGTCGCATCCCAGCCGACGTAGCGCGCCCAGGCATTGGTGCCGGGATTGACCACGGCACAATACTGATTGCCGGGTGGGCCACCCGGCCATGTCACGAAGATGCCGCCGTACTCGTCCCATTTCTTCATGGTCCACGACCAGGACCGCTTGGTGAGCGCCTCATCTCGCCACATGCTGCGGATCGGCAGTGTGACCGCGACCAGGTCCAGGATGGTGATGTCCTTGGCGATGGCCTGACTGACCGGGATGATGCCGTCGACGGTCGCGATCATCAGATCGCCGCCGACTTGCAGGTGGGCATTCATCCCCAGCGGCACCGAGGTGTCGTAGCGGCCGTCTTGCGACCAGTTGGCTGCGCTCGAGGGATCAGTTCCGCTGAAGACCAGGACCTCGCCCTGATCGGTGACGAAGCAGCATTTCTGGTCTGTGCCGTCGCCGGCATCGAGCGACCACGACGCGCCGAACAGGAGTTTGCCGCCTTTGCCCGCCGCGCCAGAGAGCGGGATCATCTCAAGCGCGCCCTGGATTGAATCAACCCCCAGGTACCAGGCGTTCATACTGTCGCCCTCGATGAAGAACCACCGATTGCGGTATTTCCAGACATAGGTGAGGTTCTCGCCGGCCACGACGGTTGAGCCCGCGGGACCGGTAATCTGTCCGCTGTTGAGGGTCGTCCAAACCGATCCGTCGAACTGGAGGGGAGGATCGCCGGCATCGTTGACGACCATGAGATAGTCGCCCGAGGCGTTCGCCATCTGGCTGGCGCAGTAGTTGCCGGAGGTCTGGCCCGACTTCACCAACGTCGGTGTGCCGGACGCGGTGACGTCGTAGAGCTTGGTGGCATTGCCGGCGAACATCTTCTGGACATTGCCGCTGATGTATTCAAAGGCCGAGATCACCGGCGTGGTCTCCGGCAGCGCGCACCAGCGCGCGCACCCGCCCCTGAGCGCCACCCCGCGCATGGTCGGCTTCCAATTGTCGTGCACGACCGCGGTCCCGGGCGGCATCATGGCTGGATTGGTGCTCGTGTTCAGGCCGAGCGTCGGCGCCGGCAGGTTCAACGCACGCAGTTGCAGCGCGACCTGCGGGTCGACCGGCATCCGGCGGAAGGCCTGATGGGCGCTCATATCTTTATGTCCGCCCCCCCGAGACTCAGCAGCAATCCAATCACAACCAGCGCCGCGATCACGACAATCGCGATATTGACGACCTTGCGCACCGGATCGGGCAGCGGAATCTGCGACAAAATCCAGTAAACCAGCGATATCACAATCGCGACAACCGCGAGAACGACAACCAGATGAATAAGGCTCATGGCTTTGCCTCCAGTTGTTTGACGCGCTCCGTAAGTTCCCTAACTGCATTCACGAGGGCAAAGATCAGGTTATTGGTGTCGAGCGTGCGCAGGTCGTCCAGCTTGATGTCGCCGACCTGCCCAGGCGCGGACGTCACCATGTCGGACATAATATCTTCGACTTCCTGCGCGATGAAACCGACCTGGCGCGTGTTAAGGAGTTCCTCGGGATAATTGGTTGCCGGGCGATACTTGAACGATACGGGCCGGAGTTTCACGACATCATCCAAGCCCGTCCGGTAATCCTGCACGTCCTGCTTGATGCGTGCGTCGGAGGGATTGGCCCAGGTCGTGCCGGAGGCTTTGGTTGCGTTCGCGCCGCCGATGGTGAAATCACCCGACATGGTCACGTTGCCAGTGGCCCGCGAAATCGACATGGGGTTACCGAGATATCCCCCGGCGTCGGTATATCTGTAAATCTGAAAATCCGATCCGGCGTTGCCGCCGCCCTCCGCCGTGCTGTCTCCAAGCGCTACATCCCAACGCGATGTACCAGCAGGAGAGAGATAAGAGCGGATATAGGCTGTATTTCCCGCCGTCTTGTAGAGCGCGAGGTTTGGGTTTGGCGCGGTGCTGGAAATTGTGAGCTGTCCGCTCATGGTATCGCCGCTCTTCGCGACTTTATTATTCGTCAGCGCGGTATCGGCATTGGTCCGGTTCGTCGTCTCCGTGGCGAGATTGGTGGTCAGCGTCGACAGATCCGCCGTCAAATTCGTCACACCACTTTCGGGAATCGGCAATGTCGGGGGAAACGTGGCCGGTTTGTTGGTCAGCGTATTCCAGTCCGCGGTGCCTGCCGGTCCTTGCGGCCCGGTCGCGCCCGCCGGTCCCACCGGTCCTTGAGGCCCAGGCACCGTGCTGGTCGGTCCCACCGGTCCTTGAGGCCCAGGCACCGTGCTGGTCGGTCCCACCGGCCCTTGCGGCCCAGGAGCACCCGCTGGCCCCGCCAATCCTGCCGCGCCGTTATTGCCTTGTGGGCCTTGCTGGCCTGGAATGCCTTGCGGCCCAGGTGGGCCTTGGGGGCCTTCAAGCGCGACATTGAAAGCCGCCGGCGCGGCTGGCCCCAGCCCATAGCTCCCCAAGGGAGCCCGTCCGACGATGATCGGCCCGGGCTTGTCCGATCCCATGGCATGGGTCAGCGCATCCCCGTAGGTCCCCATATCCTCGGCGTAGGGTGAGCCTTTCTGCGCCTTCCATTGCCAGATCATCCCGAGACGCAGTACACGCTCATCGAGCCGGTAAGTATCGGCATCGGTCAGAAACTCGGTTCCAACCCCACCTCCGGCCAGGGTGACGCAGTTCTTATCGAGATAGACAAAGTTCGCCGTCACCCCCACGCCCATGGCCGGATAGATGTGGATCTGGCCGCCGTAGATCGTCCACTCGCCGTTGCCGTCGGTGTAATTCGCCGCGCGGCGCTGCATCCATTCGTCGGTATCGGGCACGAACCGCATCGGAATCATGGTCGAGGTCGAACGCCACACGTGGGCGGTCATCAACATGCGCTTATAGTTGCTCGGGAGACTAAAGGCCGTCGTCACCCCATCGCCGGTGAGTGTCGCGTTGAGTTTGAGCGCCGTCCATTCGCGGTCGTCGTAGGCGACGCGCTGCGCCATCTCATTGGCGAGCGCGAGCATCTCCTGGTTGGTGCGGTTGTTGTTAAGGCCGGAAAAGATCGACGTGGTATCGGGCAATCCGACCGCGCGCACGACCTCGCGAACAACCGACAGAACCGTCATGTCATGCGGCCTTGGTCTGGGATTCCTGGGCCATGCGGATCAGGGTCTTACGGTTCAAGGCGCCGTGCGGTTGGTGCCCGGTGTTGGCGGCGATGAATTCCCGCAATTGATCCAGGCTCATGTTGTCGAAGGTCGCATCGGGGGCCGGAACAAATTCCTTGAGCCGTTGCACATCCTCCTCGAGGATCTCATTACGGGCTTTCAGCGCCTCGAACTCGGCCGCCATCCGCGAAGCGCCGGCGTTCTGCCGGCTTTCCTCGATGTAGGACACGGCCGCGTTCTTGAGGTCACGCCCGCTATAGCCGAGGTTTTTCAGTTCCTGGCCATCGATGGCGGCGAGGGCCTCGACGGTATAGATGTTCTGGGCACGCAGTTCGGCGCGGCGCGCTTCGGTGAGGAAGGGCGCGTGATCGAGCGGCGTTCCCGCTTTTGTCTGCGCCGCCTGCGTCTTGAACTGCCGGTATTGATGGGCGAAGCGTTCGGCGTAGGTGACTTTGACCTGATTGCCGCCGTACATGTCCGAGGACCAGTGCGAGAACTCCAGGGCCGGAAAGACGACATAGTTGCGTGAGCCGGGAAAGCGGATCTCGACCACTTCGCGGTCATCAAAGATCGGCCGGCCTTCGGCCGCGGTTTTGGCTTCGTTGAGGACCGCGTGGTTTTTGAAGGTCGCCACCAAACTTGCGTCGGGATCAAAGGGGGGCATTTTGGTACTCCATAAAGAATGGGGGGCACATGGCCCCCCACAGATTCATGCAATTGTCAGGTTGCTGGATTGGAGTCGTAGAAGCGCCAATTCAGTAATGGATTCACCATA